CTAAGAAATTATCGCCTGCAGCACTGCCTGAGCATTCGGGTCATTAGTTTCACGAAAACCTTCCCTCGAAACTATTTGATAACCACCACGAGAAACCACCTCGAATGGACTAGTCGCAATACTGATGGTCGCATGCTCTAGTCGATTCCCGAATTTACCCAATGCTATACCGACTACTTTTTTAACACCGGCAGCGTACAAGAACGCAGCGGCAACAGCAAAAGAAACACCATACGTAGTGCAATCATCCACAACAATAACATTGCGTCCCTTGAGTTGCGATTTGTAAGCTGGATTAAGGTGCAATGTTTCGATTTGGTTGCTGGGATCGGTACGATCCCCAACATTCGAAGTAGAACGCTTCACGGAATGCGTATGGCGGATAAACAGGGGTTCGCCACGTTTAGCAAAATGAACACTGGAAGCCGCTGTACGAAGCCGCTGTACGAAATCACTTAGAACTTCCGTATCATCATTAGAACTCGCAGAAGATGGAAACACACCCCAAAATAACTTTCCATCAAGAACATTATCCATTTTCAGAGATCGACAAGCGATAGCGAGCAGAGCAGTTAATCTCGCACCACCGCTCTTAGCAGTATTGGTGACCTTCCGTGCAAAAGCGGCCTGATCATCACTTACATAACGATTACTGGAAAGATCAACCAAAGCCCGCACGTCGTAAGCACTACCCTCACCCTTGTACCACCATTGACTAGTCCAACCCCGTGTAACATCAATAACTTCACGCAATTGGTCTATGGTATCAACTTTAATACCGAGGCCTGCAACACGCTTATCAGTAGACCATGCCCCTTCGATTAGAATAGCCCCTCCAGTCTTGGCCATCTGCATATCAACCTCATTGACAGCAAGAACCATGACGTCATGCGGATTAATTTTGAGCGACTGCGCTATTTCCCGAACCGGATTTCCTGTCTGACGTGCCTTAGCATGCACATAAACAATATGAAGACCATTCAAAATCTTAACTAGACCATCTGGCACCCCCTGATTTGTAACAACATACACAGGGGTCCCCTGAGCTCTAATGCCCCCCAGCGTATCTAGGGCCTTTTGGGAAAAGTTTCCGCGTTCATACAAGGCTGCGGGAGAAACAATCAGAGCGAGCATATCTTGTCATCCTTGATCAAATTAGTGGGAGCTGGCCAGACTTCTCGACTTCTGTCTGATCATCTACTTCACCTGGTTTCTCAACCACAGTTACATCCGCGCTAGAGGAGACCTCATATTCAACCAGCACATGTTCTGGTGCGGGAACATCCGCTGGCTCGGAGATAGAGCTCTCCGACAACGTCCCAATTATGTGACACATCACATCAGATTGATTTGGAAGAACAAACAAAGCACCGTGACATTCATCAATGATGAATGCAGACTCAGGCGTACGATTATCCTGATACGGCAGTGAAACGCTGAAGACACGCTTCCCATATGCCTTGGCGTAACGGACAGTGTGTGCCGTACCGCTCTTTATCTTCCACTCGACAGGAATCAGGACATCGGACAAAGCAGCCTGAATTCGATTACGACGAACAAAATTTTCCGCACTATGACTTTGATACGGAAGATACTCAGTGACAACCGTACCGCCGTTACTCAGAATTGTGCTACGTAGTGCTTGAGAATTCTTGGGGTAATTTTCCAATATACCCGTGCCAAGCACAGCAATCGTTGGAATTCTACTATTCAAGGACTCCACATGGGCAGCCTGATCAATCCCCAGGGCTAAACCACTTACGGTAGATATCTCAATGCCGTACAAAGACGCCACTGCCATCCGAGTTAGAAAAATACCCTGCGGCGTTGGTTCACGGGTCCCTACAATACCTACGGTTGGCCCATATAAGTTATCAATTTTCCCCTGTACAAACAGCCAAGCGGGTGGGTCATTGATCTCACGTAGCCTTACCGGAAAATCTGGCTCATCCCTAAAAACAAGCATCGCATTGATAGATGCAAGCTGACGAGCAAGAGACAGGCCCGATGCCCACACGTTGTTGAGCGCATCGTTGAAGCTAGGAACCAACGAGTCAGGGGAGATGGACGAAACTGATTTCTCGAAGCCGTATCGGACAGGATCACGCAGAACGTCTTTGAAGCTGAGACCCGCATCAGACCATTTCCGCAACGTCCAATAGCCTATCCCCTTCAACTGACACAGTGCGAGAAACGCAACCTTTTCAGATCGCCAGTAATCCTTCTCATCCATGGGTGGGCATGCCTTCAGTGCTGATGCCAACCTGATTCCTAGGTTAGCCGGACGTTTGCGCAAACATATGAACCATACCATACCGCTATGCACCGACGCTGCAGAGGCGGCACATGAGGCCCAGCAACATCTTGCCATATACCAACAGAATGCCCAACAAGGGTCCTGCACGAGTGGTACAAATGAGTAGTACAACGGAAAAGAAAAAGCCCTCGCAACTCATTGAGTTACAAGGGCTTTTCATATATGGCGGAGAGATAGGGATTTGAACCCTAGGTACTGTTGCCAGTACAACGGATTTCGAATCCGTTTTCTATCCTATATTTTTTTGGACTCCCTTTTAAAAACTCAATAAATTCAATGAGTTCAACGCACCATAACGCAACAGCATTCCACACCATTCGGGGGATCTATTCCCCCAAAATTCCCCCAAATTTGCTGATAGGCTTGCAGCAGTACGCCAACGCGGGCGAGCCACGATTATGATTTGGAACCTGATCAATGAAGATCACTGATGAGATGCGCGAGCAATACCAAGAGGCATTAGCCAAGATCTCGGACTACCCAGATATTGAAGCCCTGATCGCCAACGGCGATTTGCGCAAGGTACGCGGTGGGTATAACGCCCTGACCGGCACAGGTTACGAGGCGATCAAACATCACTTGGCTTCAGTCATGGCGCCCCATGACAAAACGAAGCCAGCAGTCTTTAAGCTTCATAGACGCCGTAAGTCTTAACCAGAAATCAGCGGCACGCTTTTGTTGCGGCCTCAAGCTCCTTCTCGTACCCGATCCGCTGCCTGCATTCTAAGCACATGCTGATTTTTCAGACCTCGAATGTAGGTGGAAGCCGCCATTTTTCCTAAATCGGATTTTCACCTCAATTTTGTTCTCTTTGAGGTGAGGCTACCAGTTCGGCATCCTGCCGACCACACACACCACCTCAGTGCAACGTACTCCCTAATCCACCCAGTACCCGCTGCTGATACTCAATCACGGCCTGCATCAGCGACTCGGCCTCTAGGTTAAGGCGCTCAACCTCTTCCGGGGAGAGAACGCCTTTGGCTTCGTTGTATCGGCGTACTGCATCCATTGCCTGCAGCCATAACGGCTCACCGGCTTTCATCTTCTCTTCCAGGTCGTCCATGACTGCGCCTCGATCATTCGATCAGAGCAGTATAGGCCTTCTCACACGTCACTCCCCTGCTCCGGCTTTGATCAGCATACTCCGCCAGGTCTCCCGCTCTTTCATCAGCACGTTTGAACACGTCGGCAAGCACCATGACGGCACGGGTTGCTGCTTGGCTTGCGGCGGTAGTGCAGGAATGGCTGCTGGCTTTACTTGCGGTACCGCTGGCGAGTCGATCTGCTTCGTCCCGCAGGCTGGCAGCAGTAGCGCGAGCAGCGGCAGCATCAGCACTTGCTTGGTCGATAAGCGTCTGTCCATCTTGGATCACCTTGTTGATTGCTTGTTGGCGGGCCTGTTCTTTTTCACGATCAGCGGCTTCGGCAAGGGCCCAGGCCTGCTTGTCACCAGCATCCCGATCCGACCAACGTACCTGCCACTCAGCATCCATGGTCGAGCGGCCATGCTGGTAGGTTGACCAGAAGGCCAGGCCAACCAGTGCCAGCAGCACCAACGCGCCAAGCGCTCTCGACCAGGTCATGCCAGCCTCCCGCCAGCGGCAATGTAGTGGGCGATCAGGTCTTCAAGCTTTCGCTCATGCTGTTTGTAGCCAGCGCCTGGCAGGCTGGCCCAAATGTTCCGGCACTTTGAAATCGCGACCTCGATGCGGCCGGCATGTACGTCCGCCAGCGCCCCGCGCTCCTTGATCAGTTGCAAGGCCAGCTTGTCTTGGCTGATGGGACCGAAGTCCGGGAGCTTGAGTAAATCTCGGTAGTGCAGCCAGTAGCGCTGAAGCTGCTGATAACGCCCTGCAGCGGTTGACTTCAGCCCTTTCGTGTTCACGGTCACCAGAACGCCAGGATGGTCGGCATAGCTGGTGAACGTGTTCGGGCTGTTGAGGCCGCCGACAATTACGTCGTAGCCATCGTTGCGGGTGTACTTGCTGGTCGAGGTACCCTCCGACCACGCCAGCATGTCAAGGAAGGCGAGCGCATTCTTGCTGCCCGCCAGGGAGTCGGAAATCTTGGCCATGGTTTTCTCCAAGCAACAAAAAACCCGCTCATGGCGGGCTACGAAAAAGAAAAAGCCCCGACAATGCGGGGCGTTATTGGGTCTTTTCTGCGAGCCAGGCCGGCGGCACAGGACGGTGTTCAGGCAATGGAAACTCTCCACCCTCTGGCCAGTCGCGTAGCGCTTGGCGATAGGCAATGACTTCGGCCCGGGCTGCATCTGTTAACGGATAGTCCGGCATAGCCAAGTAATCCGTATTAGCCAAACAGCTATCGCGCCATGCACGCTCAGCAACACGCTCAGCGAGTGACTGTGCATCGGAATCAAGCACCCAGCCTTCTGACGCCCAAACATGAAAAGGACTAGGGCGCGGCTCTGCAGTCAGATTGCCAGGCAAATCACCTAAGTCCTCGTGCTGCTGAGGATTGCCAGTAGTCGTGTCGTAAACCGTGCCGCGATAATCCGCAACAAGCTGCCACGCCGCACCATCCTCAGACCGCACCACTGCCTGTCCGGCAACAGACGCCGGTGGTGGATCAAGATAAGCGTGGGCTGGGATCAGCCAGTTTTCTGGCTCCAGCGGATCAGTATCGGCTAGGGACTGGCCAACATACTCACGGGTGAATGGGTGAGCACAGTAAATATTCATATAAGCCCTCAGTACTTAATACAGGCAAGCAGTGCCATGTTTCGTGGCCGGGTCTCTGTTCCACCAGTGCTGCCTGTCGAAATTGATGATGAACCTGATTGTTGTGGCTTTGCGTTAGATGAGCTTCCGGCGCTGTATACCCAGCCCGTATCAGCAGGGACGGTGTGAATGTGTGACTTAAGCTCATCAGCTTGGAGTGAACCCAGAGCTCGCCCGCTATCTACTCCACGGGAGTCATCCCAACCCCGGACAAATTCGCCTCGCAGGTCCGGCAATGCGAACGTTGTTACACCGTCTCCCGCACCGAATGTCGTGCCGATAGCGCTAAACAAACGAGAATAGGCCGTGCGGCTTACCAACGCGCCATTAGCCTTGAGCCATCCACCTGGCGCGGTGTTACGAGCGAAGTGAGTCACACAACCAGCAAACGCTGCGGAGAGCGCAACAGAAACACCCACAGGGGTTACCCACTTTGCATTATTGACCCCTCCCGCTGCGTCAACCTCCAGTGCCTTATCAGCGAATTTCACTGCATCGGTGATGCCATACTCAGCCAGGGTAGTGCCCTTGTTCGCCTTACCGGCCAGCAAATTGAGCATCGTGGTCGCAAAGTTAGGGTCATTGCCCAAAGCGGCTGCAAGCTCGCTGAGGACGTCCAATGACGACGGAGCAGAGCCCACCAAGGCAGCAATAGCCGCCTGCATGGCCGCATTACTTTCAGCCTTGGTAAAGGCATCGGTAATGCCAAACCCGGCCAAGGTAGTCGGGTTAGTGCCTCCCGTAACACGACCATCAGTACCCACCGTGACACTTTTATAGCTACCCGCAACTACGCCGGTCTTGCCAAAGACCTGCTCAAAGGTCAGCGCCGTGGCACCCAGCGTTGGCGGCGTAGCGTTGGACAGCCGCCAGACAGAACCGCCGTTGACCGTCCCGGCATCCACACCGACCAGCATGCCCGGCTTCACCTCGACGCTTTCGTCAGCATCGAGCGCACGCACCCATGCTCCAGCGGCCACGACGTAGATGCCATTCTGTGCACCGCTGGCCTGATTCTTCACCAGCACCCGGTCACCGGCCACCAGCACAATGGCGTCGATTGTCTGGACGCCACTCAGCGCAATAGCGCCCGTGGTCGCAACCCGGACAGAGTTTTTAATGCCCTGAGACACCAGCCCCTGAATGGCCTTGAGCAACTGGTTGGTCTGACCTTCGGCAGGCGCAAAGCCTGCCGCCTTGATCACGTTCAGCAGTTCCTGGGTGACCGCGTTCCCCCAGGCAGATGGGATCAGGGAACCCACCTGACCGGTTGCGGGGTTTTCGTCGGCAAACTGGCCATCCACCAGGCCGACATTGGGCACGCTCTTTGGGTAATCCATTCAGTCCTCACCATACTTAATAAATTCAACCGCATGCGCCGGCGCGCTACGGCGCAGTACGCACTCCAGGGCGCCGCTTGGGTTTCCGCCGAATTGCTCGCCGAAGTAGCTCACGCCAAACCGGCGACCAAGGCGGCGCCGAGGCCCGGTTTCAAGCGTCCACATGAATTGCGCGACCCACGTACCGAAGTACGCCGCGCCGAAGCGTGAGCGCCCGAAGCGTGGGGCTCGGTGCTCAATTACGCGGGCCTCGGGGTAGCCATGACTGATGGCCAGCTCAACGAAGTACGCCGGTGACTGGCCACCAACCTCGACCAGACGGCGGCGCACCGCCAACTGGCGGTCCTCAAACTTGGGCGAATCCCCCAAGCAGGGATCAGGCAGCCGCATAACCCGCTCCCAGTCGGGGACCAGTTCCCGAACGGTTTCGGGAAAGCTTTCCTCCAGCAGGTCGGCGGCGCGCAGATCCTCCCGGGCCAGCTCTTGGGCTGCGGCCTGCAGCAGCTGGTCCACTTCGGGGTTCAGCTCTTTGTCCCACGCTGGACCGGGCGGCAGCAGCGCCCGTAACTGCGCGTAGTAGTCGGAGGCGGTCCTTATCGCCACAGCACACCCCCATAGGTCAGCATCTCGTTGCGCGCCGCTACCACGTCGGCAGCCGGGCTGATCAACTGATGATCACGCTCGCCCAGCGCGCCACTGATGGCCTCGCCGATGTGCGTCCAAAGCAGACCGGCGCCAAGGTCCGACTCGCGGTTGTGCAGGTCGACCAGGGCGCTCTCCACCGCCCGGCGTATTACGCCGCTGTCGGGAACAATCTTCAGTTCGTACTGAACCGGCTTTTCCAGCGGCGGCAGTACGTAAAGCTCAGCGGTGACCGGGCGCTGTTTCTCGATGTACACCCGCACCTCTTCGCAGGCTGCTGCGCTGGGGATAGGGTCTAGATCGCCGTCACGGACGAAGAACAAACCAACCGTGCCCGGCCCCATCCAGTGCCGCACAAGCCAGGCGCGGGTAACGCCCGGGACTTCCAACGCCCAGGTCACATAGTCATCTTGGTTGCCGCCGTGAGGGATCACCTGATACGAGCGAATCACCCGGGCGCGTAACGCCTCAATGCTCTCTTGTTCGGTACCGCCCTGCAGACCAGGTGCATCAACGGTCACCGTGTCATTGACTCCCAGCACCGGGGAAATCAAGCGCAGGACCGTACCGGCTGGGGTATTACCCAACTGGCCGGCCTCCAAGGCTTCTAGCTTGATCGTGCCGCTCTGACCGGCCAAGACAACGCTGGCCGTCACCCGAAAGCGCACACCGTCATCGCGCTGAAGCAGCACACCCGCATCGAGCAGCGCCGAGGCAGCCCCGGTAAAGGTCGCGGCACCACTGGAAACCACCGCTTCCAAGCGGTCACGCTTGAGCCGTACCCTAGCCATTCGCCGCAAGGTGTCTTCATCCGCTGTGTCCGGCAGGATCTGCGCAGCGATGTATTCCTGATGGCCGTAGCGCCCGAAGGAAGCCGCCGCCTGCACCCGAGCCAGCACCTCGGCGTCGGATCGCAGCAGGGCCGAGCCGCCCAGGTCAGACTGTGCCCGGCTGATTAGCGCGGGCAAACTTGGGGTTTCAAACGGCATTGATCACCACCCATAAATTCTCAAATGGAACGTCGATGGTTCGGCCATCGCGCAAGGTCAACACCACCCGCATTGCCAGCCGGTCAACACCGAGTGTCGTCGTTACGCCCACGGCCGTAACGCGCCCGTCTTCCAGCATCCAGGCCAAGGCCTCGCGGGCGAAGGCTTGAGCATCCCGTTCGGTGTCCGCCGTCAGCGTCCGCCGGCGCAACAGCCACAGGCGTGAGCCAATACGGTCGTTGGCCTGCGTGGGGAAACTGTCGCCCCACCAGCCAAAGCGCTGGGCGTCATCGAGCGGGTCATCAGGGCTTGCACGGCGCCAGGTCAAAAGGCTGATAACTGCCGCCCGACGCCAAGCCCGGTCGGTGTCGTCGCTTTCAATCAGCGGCATATCACCCTCCTGCCACTGGCTTTTTGTCCGAGCCTTCATGAACGTGCTGCATCTGGCTCACACCACCAGCCACCTGATCGCCCGCTGACTCGATGCGGCCCGTGGTGCGAATCACCGGCGTGTCAAACTCGACGGCATCGTCGGCCTTGACCTTGAGCGTCAGCGTATCGACCTCAATCACCCGCCCGCGCTTGAAGTGCAGGCGGTCGCCCTCGTCGGTGTACAACGCCACCTCGCCACTTTTCAGCCCCTGCAGGCGAAACTGTCGATCAGCGACACACACCACCACGCCGTGCGAACGGTCGCCCCCCACAAAGAGCGCGATCCCCTCGGCGCCCGGGTGCGCGTTTGAGGTGAAACCATACGGTTCGAAGTGCTCCATGCCGCTTTTCACTTCACCGGCCAACAGGGTCATCTGCAGGCTTTGCAACTTGCTCGTGGCCTTGACCAGCGTGACCACGCCCCGGGCCAAAATCTGTTTTAGTCCGCTCATTGCTCGGGCTTCCAATCTGCTGGGATCAGGTATTCAAAGTTGTCCGCCTTGCCGCCTTTCTTGAGCTTGCGGCTGTTGTGCGGGTCTTTCGGTTCAGGGTCGAAGCTGTCCGGCGGGGCCACCGTGATGTTGGTCACGGTGCCGCTCTCATCCAGGCTGTACTGGATTTCACTGATGAGCATGTCACGGTCGATACCGACCCAAGGGTCGACCACCCGCACAATCATGTTGTGCAGCCACAGCGCCCCGTTCGACTGCCGCCAGCCCTGCACCTTGTACTGTAGGGTCAGCGCCTTACCCATGCGGCTGCCGCGCTCCCAGTTCGCCCGCGCCTCGGCAAGGCCGGGGGTCATCTGGCCGCTTTCGTGAATCATCAGCACCCGCTTACGCGCCGCACGCGGGTCGGTGACTTCAGCCTGCACCTCGGAGGCCTTGGCGCCGTGTTCGTCATCCGTGCCCGAACGCTGGCCAACAACCTTGTAGTCGGAGAACACCCCGGAAAAGTCGAGCGATGCCGAGCCGGTCAGGATGTTCTGGCCCAGTTCCAGCCGGTCAACCGCCCGCCCCGCGCTGCCCGGGTTGATGATCACCAGACGCCCCCGGGAGTCATCGGTGGACAGCAGCCGCGACAGCGTTAACAGTCGGTCTATCGACTCAAACACCGTCTCCCCGGGCTCAATACTGTGCTCGGCCAATTTGGTAGTCTCGGCCACCTGGCTCAGCACCTTGACCCCGTAGGGCTCGGCCAGGCTCTGAACGATCTGCTGCACACTCTGGCCACGCCACTGCCCGGGCTGATTGATCGCCGAGCAGTCGACCAGATCAGCCGTCAGCGAACGCCCGCTGATTGCCCGGTTCACCGTCTTGCTGTCGTAGTTCACCGGGGTAGCAAAGACCCAGCCCGTCAGCACCAGGTCATCACCTATCAACACCTCGCAGAAGTCGCCCTGCCTTACCGGAATTTCCTCAGCCTGATCCGGCCAGCGCCACGTCACATCCAGCGAAAAATCTCGGGTCTGTCGCTCGATGCCGGCACTGATGCTGGCTTTCTTCCAGCCGCGATAATCCAGGCCGTTCACGCGCAGCGTGACAGCGTTTAACGGGTCCATGGGTTACTCCTGGGCGATGTGCAGCACCCCGACAGGCAAGAACCCCGGGTGCGGCACTTTGTTACGCGTAACGATTTCAGCGGCGCGGGATGCGTCGCCAAAGCACTGATAGGCCAGCACCAACGCGGGCAGGCTTTCCTTCGGCTCAATCTCAACCAATCGAACGCCCGAACGGGCCACCTCGGAGAGGTGCCCTTTAACGTGCTTGCGCACCGCCTCGATCACCTCAAAGTGTTCATGCGATGCCGACAGCCCGGCCTCCCACAGCGCCGCGCTAAGCCCATCACGCAGGCTAATCACGTCATCTGCTGCCGGGACTTCTGGCCGCGACAGGGGTGACGCCACCTGCTGCGCCAAGGCTGGAACACCGGGCAGCTCGGCAGGCGCTGACACCACCGGCATCAGCGCGGCTGCCCGTACGGCCTTGACGATCAAGGCATCACGCATCAACTCCCGTGCCGCCTTGACGGCTGCGGCTGTCGCAAGCCCGCCCGGTGGGTTGGTCATCAGGTCATCGAACTGCTGTTCGGCTATCAACTGCCGGGCCAGTTCAAGCTGTGACGTGATGCCACGACCCGAGTCCACGAACCCCGAAAAGACCTCTTCGGTGCTCGCCAGGCGCGCCACGGTATTGGCAAACTCAGGGTCAGCCGCCACCGTGGCCGAGCTGCTGGACGACGGCGACCAGCTGTAACCCGACGACCGAGTACTGCCGCCCACGCTGGAAAACTGCGCCCGGATCATGGCCGAGAAATTACCCGGGGCATTGATCAGCATGTCAGCCAGCGCCTCAGCCGAACTGACAAGGCCAAGCACCTGGCTAAACTCCCGCTGAATCGCCATCTGAATCCCGGCGATACTGTTCTGCAGCGCCGTTACCGCCATGCGCGCCCGGTTGACCACCGCCATCGCTGCTTTGTAGCGGGCCAGCGCGGACTCCAGAAAGCTCTCGCTGGACGCCTCTACTTGCCGCGATGCCTTGGGCACCCCAACTGGGTAGCCCTTTTCCCCGGCTTCGATAAACACCAGCTCAAACCGCACGATGCCGCCCTCGCGGCGCTCATGCGAAACTTGGCAGCCATCCCCGGCGGTGACCAGCAAGCGCCCGAACCACGGGTGCACCAGCTCGCCAGCCCCGGGTTTATCCAGGGCATTGAGCAAATCGTCCCGCCGGTCCAGGCAATCGTCACCGCCAATAAAGGCCGTCAGTTTGATTTCGCGGGTCTTGCTGCCCATATCCTCCACCAGCGGCTTGTCCCGCTGGGGATATTCGTGGACCTGCACCCGCCGCCCGACTGGCGTAGCGTCACTGTCGACCAGAAACGCCACGCCGCGAAACGAAGCCGGGTGCAGTTGATCGCGCCACGTCGTCATCCTGCCTCCCTACCCAATGAGCGATAACCGACTGACGGGCTTACCGACAGCCCAGGTTGATTGGTCTTCGCAGGATCAACACGCATGCCCGGCGGTGCATTTTCAAAGCGCACCACCATTGATCCCTCCAGTTCGGTGCGAGCCGCGGCTGTCGCAGCAGCAGCCTGAACCAACGAGCCACGGCTTTGCGGCAGGCTTCCTGCAGGCAAGGCCGAGCCACCCGCGCTTAGGCTTGGTCGACCAGTACCCGAAGCCTGAGCAACCTGAGTACCCGGTACCGCGCTAACCAATGCCAATGGCGCCATGCCGGGCAACGGCTGATTAGCGGGGTTGCGCATCAAGCTGGCCACCTTCGTGGCCTCTGGCATCAACTCAGGGGCTTGAGCAATCGGCTTGACCAGTTGCCCCGGCGCCATGCCGGTCTGCGCGTTGCGCGCTTCCTGCTCGGCAGTCCACTGCCTGACCTTATCCGTCGCGGCACCAATCACCCCGGCGCCGTCCGTCTCGATGCCAAGGAACTTCATCATCGGTTCAACGATGGGCCGCAACTCGTCCCAAAGCCCCCTGAAGAAACCGCTGATGGGCTCCCAGTGCTTGATGATCAAACCCAGCGGCGACCAATCGAACAGCGTCCCCATGAACTCCGCAAACGGTACCGACAACGCCTTGACCAGATCCCACAGCGCGCTAAAGAACTCCGTTAGCGGCCCCCAGTTGGCAATGGCCAGGCCGAGCGGGGTCCAGTTGAAGGCCTCTTTCATCCACGACCAGACCGTCATGGCCGGGTCTTTGATCCTCTCCCATACCCAAGCGAAGTAAGGCGCGACGCTCGACCAGTTCGCAATCAGCACACCCGCCGCAATCGCCACACCACGCACGACCAGGCCGATAACGCTCATTTTTGCCACGCCATCCATCAGCATGAGCGCGGAAGTAGCCCCCGCCGTGGCCAAGCGCAACACGGTGAAGCCGACCGCCGCCCCGATGATGCCCTTGATCAGCCACGGGTGCGCGCCGGCCAACTGGGTCACGCTGGTGATGATCGGCCCGACCGTCGCCATGAAGTCGTTAAACGGCGGCAGTAGTACAGAACCGACCGTAATGCCCAGCCGGGTCACGCGGTTGCGCAGTAACTGCATGGCGTTCTGCGTGGTCGCCGACCGCGATTCGTACTCAGCCTGCATAGAACCAGCGTATAGCGTTGAATCACCAACCGACTTGAAGTTCTTCTGCAGGGTGTCCAGGTTGGTCAGCAACGGCGCAATAGCACCCACCGACTCCTTGCCAAACAGGTTGGTTAACACCGCCGCCTGCTTGCTTTTCTCGACCTTGGACAGGGTCTTGAGCACCTTGTTGATCGTGCCTTCAGAGTCAGTTTGCATGCCTTTGGCGATTTCGTTGGCGTCCAGGCGCAGCGCCTTGTAGGCCTCTTGCTGCGACTTGGTGGCTGCCGTGCCAGCAGTCAGGGTCAGCATGAAGTTCTTGATGCCTGTAGCCGCCACGTCCTGGGCGATACCCACCCCGGCCAGTGCCGAGCCCATGGCCGCAATCTGCCCAGCGTTGACCCCGGCCACCTCACCCAGCGGGCCAATGGCCGTCAGGATCGCCGAGATTTGCCCGGTACTGGCCGCACCGGTGTTACCCAGGTAGTTGATCTTGTCGGCCAGCGCGACCACTTCCTGCTGGTTCATATGGAAGGCCGTTCGCCACTTGGCCATCATCGAGCCGGACTCTTCCGCCGTGGTGTCGAAGGCAACACCCATTTTCACCGCATCTTCAGCGAACTGCTTCAGGTCTTCCCGGGCGATGCCCGACTGACCACCCGCTGCGACAATCTGCGCGATGCCTTCGGCAGCCATCGGCAACCGCTCGGACATGCTCAGCACGTCCTCACCCATCTCCTTGAACTGGGCCGGCGTCTCAAAGTTGACCACCTTCTTGACGTCGGCCATCGCGCTTTCAAAGCCGATGGCAGCCTGAACCCCCATGACAAAAGGGGTCGCAATGGCGCCCCCTTGAATCGCATCCATGAAGGTGATTTTGCCGAGGCCCGAGCTATTCAACTGCTTGCGCAGAACGGCTGCGTTCTTGCGTACCCCACTCAACACCGGCGACAACTTGTCGACGCCAGTGATGAGCGCCTTTAGCTGGAACTTATCCGCCATTGCCGCCCCCTAACATCGCCTGGATTCGCCACGCGTTTTCTTCACTCTCAAACAACTGGTCTAACGGCCAGTTCATGACCTCGTTCGGGTTCACTTTCCAGAACCAGGCGAGGTCATAGACCAACTCTGTCAGGTGCTCGGGGCTTCGGAATCGGGGGCTTTCGTCGCCGGTGTAAGGAAAAAACCAATGACCATCCACACCAGCGTGTTCAGGTCGGACAAGTCCAACTGGTTAACGGAGCTGGGCGGAATGCCGGCACACACTGCGATGTACTTCGACGCGGCTTCAGTCTCGGCGACTGGGCGACTGTCTTCGCCCAAGACGTAGGGAAACACTTTGATGTTGCGAACTTCCTGAGGGGTTGGGCGACGCAGAGTCAGTTCGGTCAGTTGATCACCGTGAGCCTGAATCGGTACGGCCAACTTATGGGTAGTAGTGCTCATTACTGCCAGTCTCCAGAAATACCATCGAACTTGATCGCAACCTTTGCGTCATCAGCAGACACTTTCATTTCGTCCACCACATACGCACCCGACAGCACGTAACAACTGCCGTCCTTGAACTCGGCGGTGACCGTCATGTTGGTGCCGTTTTCCAACTTCGCCCGAGGAAAGTCAGGGGTTTTGACTGCATCGACCGACACATAGGGCGTCAGGTCTTCTTCCTTGAACACCCCCGTGGTAATCGTCTCGCGCTTGTACTTGGACAGCGGCACCTCAACACTGCCGGTAACCGTCAACTGCTCGCCGTCAACCTTGATGTAACAGGTGCCCGCGACTTTCTGACCCATAAAGGGATCTCCCATGAAAAAGCCCGCACAAGGCGGGCCGGGGTGGATGTGGAAGGGTTACGCCGCGTCTTCGTACTGCAGGCGGAACTGATAGAGCAGCGCAAACACGCGCAACTGATTGACCAGATCCGGCGGGAACAGCACGTTCAGGCGGTTCGGGTTGCTCGCATCACGCTCGACGATCAGCTGCGCCTTGAACAACTCGGTGTTCTCAACGATCCCGGCGCGCTCCAGCTCACGGTACGCCGCGATCAGTTCGCCACGGATCACCAGCGGCGTCACGATTGCCTGGCCAGCGCCGAAGTTGGTGCCATCGTTGGCCAGCTTGCAGCGCCCGTACTTGCTGGTAATCCGGCTGCGCAGGTAGCGGATAACGTGCGCCGACTGGTGCAGCGTTTCGCTGTCCAGATAGGAATCATCCGGCTGCCCGAAGGCGTTACGCTGGTAGGTCGTCACGGCGCGCTGAATGCGGTACTCGCCGCCATTGCTGGACGCCGTAGCGATGCCGCTTTTCAGCAGGGAATCCGACTCGGACAACATGAAACGGTCGCTCGCAGCAGCGGGAGCAATAGCCCCCAACACGCCGGTCTGCGTGGGCCGAGCTGGGTCCGCGCTGAGGAACACCGCCGTGCGTGCCCCCCACTGCGCCGCGACCTCCCAGACGGGCTGGGGCACGCCAGGTTCAAAGCCGTGAATCGTCATGTGCGGGTCATTGCGCAAACGCCCCGCCGCCACCAGTTGGCCAAGCGTACCGCGCTTGGCGCTGTACACATGGCCATAGAGCTGCTTGGCCCACGACCAGCGACCGGCGCTGTCATCCATGACTTCTTTCCAGTCATCGAGCGTAGCGCTGTCGGTCCAGGGCTGGGTGATGAACTCAAACTCTTCATCGCCCAGTGCTGCCAGCGCCATGGCCATGTCAGGCGAACCAGCACCGCCAGTCATGGCAGTGACTGCCAGCACCAGGCCTGCCGGTGTCACCTCGCCATTGACGCGACCCAGGCGATTCAGCTCGACTTGAATGTCGTTGCCGAGGTCACCCTTGAACTTTGCCGTCAGCGTCACGACAGCGCCTGCAGCCTGAGCAGTAACAGGCAGGTCAGTAGCGGCGTTGATGCTGGTCGCCAAGCCGGTGGCCACGGCCTCAGCCGACGCCGAGGCAACCACGGCAGAGCGCACACGCTGGCCAGCCACGTACAGGTTGATCACGCCTGCTGCTGTCACGTTGCCCGTTACGGTAACGCTGCAGGTCGCAGTCGCGCCAGTGTCGACCTTCAACGGCAGGCACCAGACCTCACCGGCGATGTCGATAGCGCGGTGCATTTGGTGCATTGCGGCCAGCATCGAGCCGGCGCCGCCGATGGCAATGGCTTCAGAGGTGCGCGACACCAGCACCAGGCTACCGATTTCGGCGGCATCGGCGTTGTCGTTGACCTGGCCAATGATCAGGCGGCGAAGTCCGGCACCGGCGCCGCTGTTCGCCATCGAGTTATCAACCTCGGCGTAGAACAGCGGGACACGAATATCAGACGGAATGTTGCTGAAACCGACGCTCATACCTTGGCCTCTTTCTTGGGCTTGGCTTCTACCACGTCACCCGCATTCAGGCGGCGCACCCAGTACGCATTACGGGGCACATAGGCGCCCTCTTCGGGCAGCAGTTCGCCGCCCTTCTCCGGCATCGGGTTGTCACGCCCCGCTACCGGCTTCAGGTAAATCTGAGTCATTGAGATAAGTCCTCTCGGGTTTTGATTTCGATACGCCCGTCAGGCCCCTCGGGGGCGACATTGCGGTCGACCACGGGGTCGATAAAGTCGAACGACGTGTCGACCCCTTCCAGCGGAGGAAGGCCCAGCAGCGTGTATGCCTGCCACGTTTCCGGGCTGGTACCAGACCCAATGGTGAGGTTGCCCAGCTGGAAGTCAGCAAAGAACCGGAACCGGTAAACCACCCGATCACGGTCGATCAGCAGCAAAGACCCGCCGTCATACAGCAGTTGCCCGTAATCCTTATCAGGCTCAAACCCAACCAGAGCACGCCAGAGACTGGCCCGAACCAAATGCAACTGGTCGGCAACCTGCTGCCCGCGCTCGTCGTAGTTCTTCAGTACGACGCACACATCAATGGCGTCCCTGACCTGCTGAACAATGACGTTCTGCTGCTCCGGCTCATCGGCCCCGTCACCGGTGGGGATCACATACGCTGCAGGCAGCTTCATCAGCGCACTGCCCTTTACCGGGTCCCAATCCAGACCGCCCGCCACCCGGTTTTCAAAAGACGGGCAGCGCTGTTTCAGTTGCTCGATCACTGGGGTGATTCGCATGCTTTCCTCTCGGGTACAAAAAAGCCCCATTACGGGGCTTGGGCGGCGCCTGGGGCGTCAGTTCAACAGCGCGTCGGCAAAGGTCTGCCGCAAGATGCGCTGGACGTCTGCCTTGGTGTCCGCCAAGCCATCGGTCATGTAGTTGTCTCGCGGTGTGATGCGCCACCCGTTTCCCTGCCGAGCAGCCACCAACGCCTGCCGCTGGCCACTGGCACGGCGATTACTCTTGCCACGCCCCTTGCCCGGGGCTAACGCCCGAGGCCTGGACCCAAGCCGCACCCCATAGTGCAGATACGCGGGATAGAACTCTTCCATGCTTTCGGTCTTGGTCGGTGCAACACGCACCAGAAAGCCAGAGCGCGACACCTTGTAGCTGATCGAATCGACCGTCGCGCCGGTTCGACTTTCTGGGTAGCCCGCCTGCCCGCCGCCAAGCGCCAGGTTCATCTGCGCGCGGCCAGTGACCAAGGCACCAACCTTGCGCATGCCTGCCCGAACCTTGCGCTTGTTGAAGGCTTCAAAGTCGAACTGTTCAAAGCCTTCGATATGCAGGTAGCCGTCAACGGAAACCGAATTGCTCATCGCTTCCCCCTTCGTTGGCAGGCGGACCATCTGGCCCCAGCTCCTCAACTTCGATCACCGACCAGATACTACGACCACGCATAGCGGTAGCCCGCTTGACGCGAAACACACGACCGCGGTCAACAAACTCGTGCGACGTATCCAGCCCACTGACGAACTTGCAGTAGAGCCGGTGGGTAATCACATTCCCGGTCTGTTGCGCACCGGTGTAAATGGCAGTTCCCAAGGGCTCGACCTTTACCCACCGGTTGGCTACTGGGGTGAACTCCGGTTTAATTCCGACACCCACTGACTTATCGATTCGGATACGCACTGCCATACGGTGGCTCAGCTCGCCCGTTTCTGGCTCTCTCATAAGCTGAACCATCGATAGGGGCCAACCAGCGAATCGAACGCCAGAGGCAAAGCCTTAGAGCCCCCAGCGGTCGCTTCGGTGACTGGCTCTCGGTTGCGGTACCAATGCGCTACCAACATCAGCATGGCAAGGCGCACGTCATCCGTTACGGGCAACGCATTCTCGGACGCATTTTCGGGAAGCAGGCCGCGCAAGTAGTCCTCATCACCACCAGCATCAGGCGGCGCATCAAGCGGAAGCACCACCAGAAACAGTCGCCGCCCGGTCGCAGTCTCAACCTTGCGCCGTGCAGCACGCCCGTAGGCCTGCAGTAGCGCGTCTTCCTCGGTTTCGTCCAGCTCAAGGCGGCAATGCGCCTTGATTTCTTCAAGAGTCAGCATGGCCACACAGGGACCGCTTGCGCGGCCCCGCCTCCAGGCTTAGGCGGTTTTGCCTACCAGCGCCTTGATGGCGGCAGTGTCCTGCAGGACCAGGCCGAAGCGCACGAACGCCAGGAAACCGACTTGGCCATACTCCGCGTAACGCTCCACCAAACGCTTGAGGGTCAGGCTGCGCACCGCACGCAACACTACTTCGTTCCAATCGCCGGCGTACGCAAATTTCTTGCCGACGCCAATATCAGCAATGGCCTGATCGATCACGTACTGATGCTTCAGGATAGTGGCCGGGCGATCATCAGCGATGCCCGGTAGCCACAGCGGACGATTGTTGGCGTCGACCATTTCTTCCAGAACTTGCGACGTCTTGTCATTGAAGGCCAGACGGAAATTAGGCGCTGCACGATAAGCAGGGTCAACCGAGTGAATCAGACTGTTGAGTTCCTGCCAGGTGAAGGTGGTCGCCTTGGCCGTCATTGCGCCTTGGGAAACAGAGACCTCAAGCCCTTTCGGTTGTGCCGGCGCGTCTGCAGTTTCACCAGCACCGGTGCCCTGAACAATCAGACGGTTTCGGGTGCGGGCAACACGCTTGCTGATCCGCCCCGTCAAGAACGCTTCCATATCAATGCCGGAGTCTTGCAGCAGTTGCTCGGAGACGCGAATGATCTTCGAGCTGATAGTGTGCGAACCGAGGGTGCCGGTACCAAACTCAACATCCTTTTCCCCGGTCGCTTTGTTCTCGCCGATCAGCTCGCCTTCTTCCTCGCCGCCGTTACTCACCGCCCACGCAATAGGTGCGCCGTTATCGGTCTGCAGCAGCTGACACACCGAAGCAATACCGCCGTAGCTAACCAGCGCTTCGATCACCTTGGCCTGCAGTGTAGTCGGCACGGTGAAGCCGCCCGCCTCGGCGGGGTTGGTGCCCTGGGCACGCATTTCAGCCAACAGAGAGCGCTGTTCAGCGGTCAGGCCTTCCATACCGCGCCGCGCCCAGGCGTCCCACGCCGAGCGACGCTCGGCCTCAGGGCCTTCCTGCTGCTCGCCGGGACGGTTGCCATTGCCGGCCTGGCGGGCGCGCTCTTCGACAAAGCCCTGATCGTTGTCGCGCAACTCTTCCTCGCGCTCAATCTTTTCCTTGATGCCCTTCAGCTCGGCGCGGATGGCTTCCCACTTGGCGCGAACCTCGCCAGTCCAGGCATCATCACCGGTGCTTTCGTGCAAGCTGCGCATTTCGGCCGACTTCTGTGCGTACAGTTCTTTCAGTTGTTGCAGCGTCATAAATCCCCCTGGGGTTCAAAGTTCGTTCAGATCAAGCAGGCGCTCACGGGCTTCACGCTCAAACTGAGCGCGCCCCTCAAGGCCCTCTTTTTGCGCCTGCTTCCAGGCATCCATAGAGCGCTGGGCAGCGCTTGAATCGGGGTAGGCCGGAAAGGACACCGGCCCCACGTCGCGCAGCTCGGCAATCTTGTAGATCGTCCGCACCACTACGCCGTCTTCTTCGTGCCAGGTGTCGCCACCAGGGGCCACACGCATGGCAAAGCTGCTGCCGCTCATGTCGCCGCGCTTCAACGGCTCGACAACGAGGTCACGAATGGTCCGCGTGTTCGGCGTGTCGATTTCGTAGGCCAGGCCGCGCTGATCGACCGACAGTCGAAGCGTGCCGCTGACAGTGCGGCCCAACAGATAGTTGGGGTCGTGGTTGAACAGGCCGCGCACGTCCTGGGCTAGCACCTCGTCGAAAGCACCTGGCGCGATGATCTCGACAAAAAAGCCGCCCAGCAGATCACTGCGCTGATTGAAAACAGCGCCATAGCCGGCGATACGCGGCGGCTGATCCTGGGCGCCATCGCCTGTCGGCTGGACAGCGCGAAGCTCGCATAGCTGCGCGGGCAGCATGCGTTTTTCAAAGTCACTCATGAGGTTATTCCTTCGGCGTTACGGGTAACGGCAGGCCGTCAGCGCCAAGCAACTGCGTGTTGACGTTGATCAACATCGAGTCGAGGCCGGTAAGTGGGTTCAGGTCTTCCAGCACGCGCACTTCGTTGCGGTTCATCCAGCCGTCTTGAATGGCAATGCGGTAGAACTCGGCGCGCTCTTTCGGGGTGCCGCGCAACAGGCCGGCCAAGTTGAACTTGACGTAGTAGCCGGCCATGCGCTCGGCCCGGGTGAAAACCCGGCGGTTCAGCTCTTCTTCCCAGTTCTTTACCCAGGGCATCACCGAATGCCGCACGAACTGGATGGCCTGTTCGCTGATGTTGGAGAACGTCGCCTTTTCAAGGTCATTGATCATGTGCGACGGCACGTTGAAGATGCTGGCAATCTCGCTGCGGGTCAGCTTGCGCGTCTCCAGAAACTGCGCATCCTCGGGCGCGATGGTCAGGGCCCTATAATCCAAGTCCGCGGGCAACATCAGGGTCTTGTTTTTGGAGCCCGCAAGAGTGGACACAGCGCCGTTCCAGACCTTCTTAAGACGTTGCCAGGAATCTTCACCTAGTTTCCCGTCCTTCACCGTGACCAGCCCCGTAGGGCGGCCGCCACCTTCGAAAAACTCCTTTCCGTAGCGCACGGTGGCCATGCCAAGGGCGATAGTGTCGGCGTTCTGTCGAATCGGGCTGGTACCCATTCGCCGCCCCGTACCAATGGCGCGCAGGTGCACCATGTCTTCGGGCGACACCGCCAGCGGCTGGCCGTCTTCATCCTGGGTCGCATAGACCCAGCGATTGCCGTTTTTCACCAGATCAGTGACTTGGGGCTCGCACATTTCCAGCGTCTGCAGCTCTCCCCGACGGCCGCGCACCAGGCGAGTAAAACCGTTGCCCCAGCCCAAGGTGTGGGCCTGCTTGGTTTCCCGCCAGCGGTAAGAGGTCTGCCACTGGTTGGGCTCATCGTGCAGCAGGTAGTGCGCCGGGTGGTCGGTGGCCGGAACAATGCGGCCATCGACCTTTCGCAGCACGTTCAGCGGTAGCTGCGCCATCGTGCTCGACAGCACGTAGATACACGCATAGACCGCCGTCAGTTTCTGCGCCATTGCCGGGCTGACCGTGATGCCGTTGACCGCCCCCAGATACTCGGCAAGCTCCTGGCTGTTCATCGACGTATTCGGATTTTCCAGGCTGCTGCGCTGCTCATACATCGCCCCGAAAATCATCGTTTCACCATCTTGATGGCAGCGCCCACCAACAGGGTGCCGCCGACAATCAACGCCACACCTAGGCCGAACTGGATGTAAAGCCCAGTGACAAGCAGGCAATAGCCGGCCGTCCCGAGCCCTTCAGGAAGCCACTTTTTCATAGGGTTCTCACATCGCTAAGAAGTCGTCATCCGACAGGGTTTCAAGCAGCGACGGTGCCACGCCCTCGGCCAATATGGCCCGGCTCATGGCCATTAAAATGGCGACCATGCCGTCGATCTTTTTGGGGCTGCTTTCCTTGGTCGGCGTGATGCAGCCTTTGTACTCATGGGCCACCACGTTGCTTGCCATCCAGGCCAGCAACGGGTCACCGTTATGGCGAACCCGCCCCGAAACAAGCGCCGCCTCAAGCTCGCGCATGGCCAGGTTCATAGTTTGGATTCCACCACCGACCTCGACCACTTCGGCGCCGTCCTTCTGCAGCTGGTGCGCCAACTGCGTAGCGCGCCACTTGTCATAGGCGACTTCCTCGACCTGATGCGCGCCGCCAATGTCCTTCACGTCCTCGCGGATCACGTCAAAATCCAGTTCCTCGCCGTCGGTCGTGATCAGGTGCCCCTCAATCACCCAACGTTCATAGGCCTCTTGGTTCGGACCATCACTCTGCACTGCGCCCTCGGGCAGATAGTGACGATTGAAGAACGACCACAGATCGCGGCCGTCTTCGTCCTTCTCGCGGAACACCAGGGCGACGTCCGCAATGTCACACTTGCTGGCTAGGTCAACGCCCAGGTAACAAGAACGCCCCTTGAAGTCATCCAAGGACAAGCCCGGGACGGCTGCGCGGTCCCAATCCAGCTGGTTAAGCCATGCCATTTTCGCGTTCACCCATAGATTGCAATGCTTGGTTTTGAATGCGTTCTGCCGTGACGGGTAACGCACCGCATCCGCCAAGCTTCGCTGCAGGTTGTCCGGAAAGATCGAAACGCCGTAGTTCGGGTTAGCCTTCTTCAAGGCCTGCAGCGAACGCCAGTCGTCTTGCTCGTCGAGCGTGTAGATAAGGCCGAAAATTTCGTCATTGGCTACGGTCTTATCGAGCATCGCGCACACCTGTTTGCGCTTCTCGTAGCACGGCCCGGCGATGTTCGAGCCGGCGGTGGTGATGGTAAAAATCAGCGGCTGTTCACGGGCCCCCATGCCGGTCAGCATGGTTTCGTAGAGGTCGTCGCTGTCGTGTTCGTGGTACTCGTCCACCAGCGAACAGCTCGGCGACGAACCGTCGCCCGGGTCACCAATGATCGGTTCCAGACGGCTGCCGTCTTCGGGAATGGCCAGGCTGCGCGCATTGATTTCAACGCCTGCAGCCTCCATCAGGTCCGGCGTCCTGATCATCATCAGGCGCGCCGGCCGGAATACTTCCCAAGCCTGTTTCTCGGTGGTCGCACCGCAATAAACCTCAGCGCCAAACTCACCGTCAGCGCACAGCATGTACAGCGCGACACCTGCAGCAATAACGCTCTTGCCGTTCTTCCTGGGGATCTCGCAATACACCTCGCGGAACCGGCGCAGGCCAGTCTTCTTGCTGACCCAGCCGAACACACAACAGAAAATGAATTTCTGCCAAGGCTCCAACTTGAGCAACCGACGCTCGCGAGCCCATTTGCCTTTGGTGTGCGGCAACAGCTCAACAAAGGCACACACCCTTTCAGCCTCGGGCTTGCTGAACTTCCACTTAAAGCCCTTGCTCTTGCTGGCCTCCAAGTCGTCCAAGTGACGCTGACAGGCCAGGCGCACCCACTTGCACGCCTCGACCTTTCCGGCCACCACGTCACGGGCGTACTTGTTCGCCTGATTAACGCTGAAATTGGCCATTGATCAGCTCCCGCGCTTGCCTCCGAGCAACGCGGAAAAGGCATTTGATTTCTTGGACTTGGGCACCACCAGGCGCGCCCGGCTGGCTGGATCCAGGCCGAGGGCGGCACCGTAGCTGGTCATTTGTCGCATTGCCTCGTTGGCCACGGTGCATGCGGGGTTCTTCACACGGCCCATAGCCGTTTTGATCGTAATGCCGTTACGCATAACGTCCTCCTCGGCTTCACGCCACCGGCTGTAAGCCAGACAAAAACCCTCAAGCACATGCAGGTCGGTGAGGGTCAGTACCTTGGCGCCGATCAGTTCAGGCGCGAGCTTGTCCCACATGACGCCAGCATGCTGGCTCATCCAGTCCGGCGCCGGCGGCGCAATGAGCAACGTCGAGTAGTCCGGCTCGGACTCGTTCAGCTTGCGCTTCCCCGGGTTGCCAGCCGCTCGCTTTTGCGCTGTCGGCTTTGGTTTTCGGCCGCCGCCTGGGGCTCGACTTGCCATGCACTCCCTCGTCGTAGTCGGTCGGCAACCCCATCGCCCGGGGTAACCCTAATTTTTTTATTTCGCGGTCGCGTGGAAAAGGCTGGGCGATCGGTGGTGATAGGCGAAAGCTGTAGAGATTTTCCCCGCCCCCCCTACTTGGTGATTTTTCGACCAATTTTCGCCACTTGATCGCCTCACGTTCGCCGGCGAGCCTCTTGCGCTTCCCGCTGCGTTTTCGCCTTGTGGCAGTCCTCGTTTATGGCTGCCAGATTGCTGGAATCGTCCGTTCCGCCTAGGTGTTTGGGCACAACGTGGTCAACTTCTGACGCAGGAAGGCACCGACCTTTGCAGTCAGAGCACTGACACAGGTAGCGATCACGCTTGAGCACGGCGGCGCGCTTCTTGCGCCATTCCCAGCCATACCCACGCTGCTCGGCGGTACCACGCGCCGGGTTACTCCAGCCAATGGCCAGATGCGCATGAGCATCGCAGTAGCCGCTACTGGCCTGCGTCTTTCCCGGGCACATCGGAGCGCGGCAAGGCCGCTTAGCCTTTGGCGGCATAAGCTCACCCCTGCGCCTTGCGAGAGAGGAACAGATCGGAGTAGCTGCGGAGCTTCTCCACCCCCATGAAGCCGACCATGCCGCCGGCGAAGGTGGCCATACCCTGTGGAAGGCCCATCCATTCGAGCAGCGGCACCAGGGCCAGGGTGATGAGGCCGCACAAGGCGCCCTCCAAGAACATTTGCCGGCGGGTGCCGCCGCCATACACCACGCGGAGGACGGCGATCGCGACGGACAGGCCAGCGGCATACAGCTGGGGTTGATGGGCAAGCACCCAGGCAATCAGGGCGGCCCACAGGCCTGGATCTTTCTCTGGCATATGGGCCATCTCGGTTCCTCCCGTTGCGGGGAGCGCAAAAAGAAACCCGCTCAAGGCGGGTCATGGTGTGGCTCACGATCGGTGCAGCATCCCGCCAGGCTTGAGTACGTCACGGATGACCTGGCGGACGGTGTTGGCCAGGCTGTCGTCGGCGCCGAAGCGCTCAGCGTTCACCAGCAGCTGATCGGTCAGCTTGGCGTCACTGATCAAGCCAGTCATGACCCTCAGGCCAATGCCCAGCGTGGCGGTCTTCAACGACAGCCCATCAATGAAGACCTGGTCGCCCTGTACTACAAACGGACGCTCAGTTGGCCCATCTTCATCCTTCCAGCAGCCCAGCCGGGCAAGGAAATCCCTGGCACATAGTCTCTGGTCTCAAGTCCACGAATTTCCAAGGCGTGCCCCTTAAGCGAAAACGGCCCGCAGGGAATGGCGATACGAAGCGAAATTGACCAATGTCCATAGTGATGGCAATTTGTAGTGTTTCCCAAGGCATGTCCGCCTTAGGCGTTGAGCTCACAGGTTGAGGTTATGAGTTCGCAAGCAGATATTGTCCTTTTCGCATCAACTAAGCTTGAGTCGCTGCTGGCGTCGCTAGGCGCTCATGGTCGAGGGCTAAACACGATGTGCTCCTCTCTAGAGCACTTATTGCCAGCGGACATAGTTTGGTCAGTCCGATTCGTTGCTCGCATTCGCAACAGGCTCGTTCATGAACACGAAGTCAAGATATCCGACATCGGCACTTTTCAGTACCAAGCGAGTTCAGCAATCGACTATTTAGAAAAATTGCTGGTATCCATAGAGGAGGCCGAGGAGCCAGTTCGCACGGGGATCACGGTAACAATTCCAGATAAGATTTTTCACCGTGTCCCTATTGAAGAACTGGAATGGTGCTCAGCGCAGGATTTAAGTTTCCCACTGGAAAAATCGAAGAGCTGAAAGAGAAAACCCGGCGCAATGGCCGGGTTCGTCTGTGTCACGTTGCTTGCAAGCTGGACACGCTGCTATAAAAACAGGTGTTTATCCGCCCGCATAGAGTTTTTTACGCAGCCTCTCGAATTTCCTCGAGAGCGCAGTCGATCCATGCCACCCCAGCCTTGATGATCTCCCTTGCCTTGCGCTCGGACATACCCGCCTCGCGACCGACTCGCATAGCCGGATGCTTGTAGCCGTAGTATGCCCACACGAAGTCACCCATCTGCTGGTTACGCTTAACCAGCCTGGCCACGGCGCGGTCCACCACCAAGGCCAGATCGTCTGTGATCACATGCTGTCGTGCGCCGCCCACGGATGGGACGTTGTCCCGCATGAGCGCGTAGAGCGGCGACACATAGCGCGGCACGCCCATCTCACACATACGCCAGAACCCCCACTGCTCGAGCATGTACTCGGTATCGCCCAGCGCCTTGTCCACGTAGGTTCGTTTCTTCATGCAGCCCTCCGCGGGGTCGGATCTTGATCTAGGCCGAACAGCTCTCGCAGCAGCTTGTCAGCATGTTTGTTCTTGGCGTTGCCTTCGGCGATCCAGCTCTTCGCGAACTGCTCGAAGCCGATACTCGCCCTGGAGCCGTGCCAGTCAGCAACAATGTCCATCAGCGCTGCTGAAGCGATCCGGCCATTGGTCTGCTCAAGCAGCATGCGGTTTCCGACCTTGAGGAACTTGCGCTCTACCTCTGTCAGGTTCTTGCGCGGCAGGGCCGCAGTTACGTTACCCATGGGTCATGCCTCCCTTGTAGCGACTGGCATAGCTGCTCCGGCCCATCTCGACCTCATCGTTAGATGGTTCTCGATTGCCAGCAAAATTGACGAAACGGGCGTACTGACCTTGGCGCTGTATAGTGGATCCACCTTTTGAGACAGTGACTACGGGGTAGTTTAAGCTGTCGTCCTCGAAAGGATGACAGCAAAT